TTTTCTAAATGTATTAAGCATCGTATGCGAATAGCAAAAAGTACAAATGTTATTATCTTTCTTTTTATTCTGTTTAATACAATAAGGGTTAGTTGTTGTATTCGTTGAGATCGATTGAAAGCCTTCTAACTTTCCCGTCATTTTTGAAATATGTATCATAGGTGTGTCTTAGCCTGGTCCCTGGTCCGTGAACATTGGCCAAATTGTCGCAGAGCAGAGAAGAGCGTGTGGGCGGGTCCCACCCTAAAAAAAAGAAAAATAAAAAAGCCAAAGATGGCTCACGCTAAAACACGGCCTTCCCTTTGGCTTTGGTCAAGTAGCGCTCCCGATCCATTTCTATGCGCTCGTTCTTCCTCTTACGAGGTCTGGGACACCTTGACCCCAGGTCCATCATCCCACTGCCGCGGTTTACCTCCAGTGTGATGGACCAGGGCTCAAGTTTGGTCAGTGGTGAGAACTCGCATTTCTGCATCAAATATACTCACTTTACGGATCACTGACCCAACCCGCTCTGCCGTCCGTATTTGCTATCGCGAACTCGCAATCCATAGACCGAGCGGGCTTGATTACAAACTAACAAAATAAATATTTTATGTATATTGGCCAAATTGTCGCAGGGCAGAGAAGAGCATGTGGGCGGGTCCCACCCAGGAAAAAAAATAAAGGTGCGACAATTTGTCAACTTCTATTATCAAATACACATGTGTATTTTAGAAATATAACGAAAGGAAAAAAATGAGAGACAAGGAAACATTAACAATACAAGTTAATAACGAAAAAGTAGAAATAAATCATAATTGGGATAAATCAAGTGGCAGATCATTTAAGTTACAAGAAAATGGTTTAGATGAAATTACTTCTTATATTCATAATGAAATAGTTAATGAAAAGAAAGAAGAAGGCCACGTTTCTTATAACAATTTTGAGAGTGCTTTTGATTGGAAGATATTAAAAGCTAAACCAATTCAATTAGAACTTCCATTTCCAAGAGGTTTGTAATGGGAGTTTTATTTAAACAAAAAATGTCCGAGCTCCTTGGTCAAGGATTAAATAAGAAAGAGGCAAGGAACAAGGTTCTTGGTTGGTTTATTAATACATCAACGTGCCGTTGTTGTGATTGCACAATCAAGCCGTCAGAGTTCTCTTGGAAAGATAGAACCTACTGCAACGATTGTATGAGTTAGTCAATATGTCATAGTGTCGCACCCACCTGGGTGCGACATCCTGTCGCAGGAGAGAAGAGCATGTGGGCGGGTCCCACCCATAGAGGTACCAAGCCAAACCCAAAAGTCAAAGTTTTATTTAGGGGGGAGGGGTACAAAACAAAAAAAGGGATCCTAAGTATTACCCTTTAGTGTTTGATTTAGATATAGATTCCTGATAAAAACTTTTTGGTACCATAATTAAACATTATGCTTAGTTTAGAAAAAATAAATCAAATAGCTGATCCAAAAGTTAGAAGGCAATTAAAACTAGATATTTTAACTAGCATCAAAAGAAAAACACAATCTAAATATCGGTCTGATTTTTTATCCTTTGTAAAATATACTTGGCCTGAATTCATAGAGGGGTACCATCATAAAAAAATTGCAAATGCTTTCAATAGAATCCTATCAGGTGAATGTAAAAGATTAATTATTAATATGCCACCTAGGCATACTAAATCTGAATTTGCGTCTTATTTTTTACCTGCTTGGATGATTGGGAATAGACCTGACTTAAAAATAATTCAAGCTACTCACACTGCAGAGCTTGCAATAAGATTTGGACGAAAAGCAAAAACATTAATTGATTCACAAGAGTATCAAGATTTATTTAAAACAAGATTAAGAGAAGATTCAAAAGCTGCAGGTCGTTGGGAAACAAATGGTGGTGGAGAATACTTTGCTGTCGGTGTCCAAGGTGCGGTGACCGGGAGGGGTGCTGATTTATTAATCATCGACGATCCACATTCTGAACAAGATGTAAATTCTCCAACTGCATTTGATAATGCATATGAGTGGTATACTTCAGGTCCACGTCAACGTCTTCAACCTGGTGGAGCAATCGTTGTCGTAATGACAAGATGGAGTACAAAAGATTTAACAGCTCAATTAGTTAATGCAGGAGCAAAGGAAGAAAAAGCTGATCAATGGGAAGTAATAGAATTTCCTGCCGTTATGCCATCAGGTGATCCTGTGTGGCCTGAGTATTGGAAGTTAGAAGAATTAGAAAAAGTAAAAGCATCAGCAGGTATTGCAAAATGGAATGCACAGTATATGCAAAACCCAACTGCAGAAGAAGGTGCATTATTAAAACGAGAGTGGTGGAAAAATTGGAATAAGGATCATTTACCTCCTTTGCTTCACGTCATTCAAAGTTACGACACAGCTTTTATGAAAAAAGAAACTGCAGATTATTCTGCAATTACAACTTGGGGAATTTTTGCAGAGAACGAAGGTGATCCTCAACACATCATTTTGTTGGATGCCTTAAAAGAGAGATTAGAATTTCCTGAACTTAGAAGAGTTGCAAAAGAACAATATGATTATTGGCAACCTGAAACAGTTTTAGTGGAAGCAAAAGCATCAGGCCTTCCATTAACATACGAACTCAGACAGATGGGGATACCAGTCGTTAATTTTTCTCCCTCTAAAGGTAACGACAAACACAGCCGTGTAAATTCTGTATCCCCACTGTTTGAGTCCGGTATGGTTTGGGCTCCTTTGGACAAGTCATTTGCTCAAGAAGTAGTGGAAGAATGTGCCTCATTTCCATATGGAGATCACGACGATTTAGTAGATTCAACTACCCAAGCATTAATGAGATTCAGACAAGGAGGCTTGATTATTCACCCAGAAGACTATAAAGATGATATTCTTCCTCGAAAAAAACGAAGTTATTATTGGTAGTAAATGGTAAAAACAAAATTAACTAGAACAGTTCCACCAAAGTCAGGTCCTCAACCTCAAGGCTTGAATATTAAATATAATACTGTTAAAACTGTAGGACAGGAGAAAACTAATGGCCGAAATCGACAAAGCACTTCCAAACGAAGTTAGAAAAGATATTGAAATTGAAGGACCAGAAAAATCCTTTGAAGAAGAAGTTTCCATTCAGGAAGAAATTCCTAACATAGGAGAAACAGAAATTACACCACTAGAAGATGGTGGAGTAGAAATTAATTTTGAACCAGGAGCCATGAACCAGGCTCAAACTGTCGGTCATTATGACAACCTAGCAGAGTTATTACCAGAGGATATATTAGTGCCTCTTGGTTCAGAATTATTTCAAAACTATTCAGACTATAAAGCTTCCCGTCAAGATTGGGAAAAGGCATACGTTCAAGGCTTAGATCTTCTAGGATTTAAGTACGAACAAAAAACAGAACCATTCCAAGGAGCAAGCGGTGCAACACATCCTGTTCTAGCAGAAGCGGTTACTCAATTCCAAGCCTTGGCTTATAAAGAATTGCTCCCGGCTCAAGGACCTGTAAGAACTCAAATCGTAGGATTGAATTCTCCTGAGAGAGAACAACAAGCTAATCGAGTAAAAGAATTTATGAATTATCAAATTATGGATCAAATGCCTGAGTATGAACCAGAGTTTGATCAAATGTTATTTTACCTGCCGCTATCAGGATCAGCATTTAAAAAAGTTTATTATGATGATCTTTTAGGACGAGCTGTTTCTAAGTTCGTACCTGCAGATGACTTAATCGTTCCGTACACGGCTACCTCATTAGACGATGCGGAAGCGATTATGCATCGAATTAAAATTTCTGAAAACGATTTAAGAAAACAACAAGTAGGTGGATTCTATAGAGACATTGAACTTACACCTGGTTATGACAATGAAACTGATTTAGATAAAAAAGAAAATGAATTAGAAGGAATGAGAAAGACAGGTAGAAACGAAGATGTCTTTACCTTGCTTGAATGTCATGTTAATTTAGATCTAGAGGGTTTTGAAGATCGAGGTCCCACTGGGGAAGTAACTGGCATAAAATTGCCTTACATTGTAACGATAGAACAAAACTCTCGTTCAATACTATCCATTAGAAGGAACTATGAAATAGGAGATCCTTTAAAAAAGAAAGTACAATACTTCGTACACTTTAAATTTTTACCTGGTTTAGGTTTTTATGGTTTTGGTTTAATTCACATGATTGGTGGATTATCTAGAACTGCAACAGCAGCATTAAGATCATTACTTGATGCTGGTACGTTATCCAATTTACCTGCTGGTTTCAAACAGCGTGGAATAAGAATTAGAGATGATGCACAATCAATTCAACCTGGTGAATTCAGGGACGTTGATGCTCCTGGTGGAAACATAAGAGATGCTTTTATGACTCTTCCATTTAAGGAACCATCTCAAACACTATTACAACTTATGGGTGTCGTAGTACAAGCTGGTCAGCGTTTCGCATCTATAGCTGATATGCAGGTAGGAGAGGGTAATCAACAAGCCGCAGTGGGTACGACCGTTGCGCTTTTAGAAAGAGGATCAAGGACGATGTCTGCAATACATAAACGATTGTATGCAGCATTGAAGAATGAATTCAGATTATTATCTCGTGTATTCAAATTATATTTACCACAAGAATATCCATATGACGTAGTTGGAGGACAACGTGTCATTAAGCAATCTGACTTTGATGATAGAGTAGACATAGTACCAGTTGCAGATCCAAACATATTTTCTCAAACTCAAAGAATTAGTTTGGCTCAAACTGAATTACAATTGGCTCAATCTAATCCACAAATTCATAATCTATATCAAGCATACAGAAATATGTATGAAGCATTAGGAGTTAAGAACGTAGATTTAATTTTAAAGAAACCACCTCAACCAATGCCTAAAGATCCTTCATTGGAACACATTGATGCATTAAGTGGAATTCCTTTCCAAGCATTCAAAGGTCAAGATCATAGAGCACATATAACTGCTCACTTACATTTTATGGCTACTAATATGGCTAAGAACAATCCAATGATTTCTGCTTCATTACAAAAAAATGTATTTGAACACATTTCATTAATGGCTTTGGAACAAGTTGAAATGGAATTTATGCAAGAGATACAACAATTACAAATGATGCAACAAAATCCTCAGATGATGCAAAACCCACAAGTACAACAAATGGCAATGCAAATTAATATGAAGATTGAATCTAGAAAATCAGTATTGATTGCTGAAATGATGGATGAATATTTACAAGAAGAAAAGAAAATAAATGGAGATTTTGGAAATGATCCAATTGCTAAATTAAAATCAAGGGAACTTGACATCAGAGCACAAGAAAATGCTAGAAGAAAGCAACAAGATGAGGAGAGAATTAATCTTGATAAGATGAAAGCTATGATGAACCAAATGACTGATCAACAAAAACTTGATCAGAATCAAGAATTAGCTCTGTTAAGGGCTGATACATCACTAGAAAAGACAGTGTTGCAACACGAACTAAAAAATAATGGAGGAATGTAATGAAAAAAGGTCAAAAAAAGGTCGCAAAGGTAATGAGAGAGTTTAAGTCTGGAAAATTACATAGCGGAAAGTCAAAAAAAGTGGTAAAAAATCCTAAACAAGCAATAGCAATTGCTCTTTCAAAAGCTGGAATGAGCAAGAACAGGAAAAAAAATGGCAAAAAATAAAAAAATATTTGATAAATTGGAAAATAATGTTCCAATGCCTAAAGGCGGCAAGACAGAAGACGGATATCCTGAAGGTGGTGTAGAAATTCCTACTCCAAAAGCAGGTGAAGTTATGTCTGATGTCGTTAAAGGGCAAGGAAGCATCCTTCCAAAAAAGAAAAAAACAGCTAAGTGGTATTAAATAATGTTTCCGTGGAGTTTAATCGGCACAGCATTAAAAACTGGTTCTGAAATTTACAAAAACAGATCGGCTACTAAGATCGCTATGTCCGAAGCACAGCTTCTTCATGCAGAGAAGATGAAAAGGGGCGAGATCGAATTTAGCGGTCAGGTAATGGAGAGTCAGAAGGGAGACTGGAAAGACGAATTCGTTTTATTGACTTTGAGCTCGCCTCTATTTCTTCTCGCATATGGAGTATTCGCAGAAGATGATAAGATTCAACAAAAGCTAGATTTGTATTTTGAAAAATTACAATCTATGCCATGGTGGATAACTGGATTGTGGATTTCAGTCGTGGCCGCAATTTATGGAATTAAGGCGACTGACATCATAAATACTAAAAAAGGAGAAAAATAATGAAAAAAGTTGATAAAAAGAAAAATCCAGGTTTAGCAAAATTACCTAAAACTGTTAGAAACAAAATGGGTTATATGGCTAAAGGTGGAAAAGTTTCTAAATCTAAAATGAAGAAGAAAAAGTAATGGCAAAACTTTGTGCAAGAGGAAAAGCAGCAGCAAAAAGAAAATTTAAAGTGTATCCAAGTGCATACGCTAATATGTATGCTTCTGCAGTTTGTTCTGGCAAAGTAACACCTGGTGGAAGAAAAAACAAAGCAATGGGTGGATCCATAAATTCAGTTTCTCAAGAGAGAAAAGCTAGATCCAATTACAATCAAGGCGGAGTTGCAAAAGGTTGTGGCGGAGTAATGGATAATAGAAGAAAAGTAACTAAGAAGTATTAATATGGCTGAAGGAGGACTACGTAAATGGGTAGCAGAGAAATGGGTAGACATCGGAGCACCAAAGAAGAACGGCAAGTATCAACCTTGCGGTCGATCGAAGGGGAGCAAACGAGCATATCCAAAATGCGTCCCACTTGCAAAAGCCACACGAATGACAAGTTCGCAAAAGGCGAGTGCTGTCAAACGAAAACGTGCAGCCCAAAACACTGGCCCTAAACCTAAGAACGTAAAAACATTTACAAAGAAAAAATAATGGCAACTACAAAAAAGAAATTAACTCCAGCACAAAAGTATAGTCAGCTTAAAAGACAAACGGAATCTGCTGGAATGAAGGTTAAAGAAGTAGATGGTAAAATTGTAGTCACTAGAAAAAAGAAAAAATAATGATTAAAAATTTTAAGGATATAGTTATATTATTAATTACCACTGGAGTTTTGGTTTTATTAGGTATCATTATTATTGGAGACTATTGGGTAGCTGTTAAAGAAGATAGACCTATAGATGATAGTATAATAGTACTTATGAAAATGTCAGTTACAGGATTAATTGGAGTTATAGGTGGATACATTGGAGGAAGTAAAAGCTAATGGCAAAAACAGCAGCATGGCAAAGAAAAGAAGGTAAATCTAAATCAGGTGGATTAAATAGAAAAGGCGTTGCATCTTATAGAGCAGCTAACCCTGGATCAAAATTAAAAACAGCGGTAACAACGAAACCGTCTAAGTTAAAAAAAGGTTCTAAGGCAGCAAATAGAAGAAAATCTTTTTGCGCTAGAATGAGTGGTATGAAGTCTAAACTTACCTCTGCTAAAACGGCCAGAGACCCGAATAGCAGAATCAATAAGTCTCTAAGAAAGTGGAATTGCTAGTGGCTGGAATAGAAGACTTAAAAAAACAAATGTCTAAAATAGCAGATGATGAATATTATGCTAGTTTACAAAAATATTTAGAAAGAGACCCTGGAGCAAAATATTTTGATCCATCAGATCTTTCTTACATCGCAATGGATCAATCAGGAGAATATAATTATAAAGGATTTACACCAACTAAAACTAACGAACCTGATGACATGAAAGAATATATGAAACAAAGAAAAATAGACACTGTATATTCTCAAGACGCTACTCTTTTAAAAAAAATGGAAGAAGGAAAAACTCCAATTGCTGTTTTACAAGAACCTATAAAAACAGGAAAGGAACCTGGAGACTTAGATAAAATTTTAACAATACTTCATGAGTCAAGACATAAAATTATGGCTAAACCTGAATTTAAAGACATTATAAATAAATATGGTATAAAAGAAGAAACGTTTGTAAGATTTTTAGATAAAGAATTTTTTCCAGAATTAGACCCCCAGTTACCTAAATTTGTTCGTCCAAAAGATGCTTATAAACTTTATGGAGAAGCTGTCCAAGAATATAAAGATAAATTTGGTAAAGAAGAAAAAGGTGTTTTTAACAGTATCAAAAATTTTTTAAAAGGAGATGAAGATAGAGGTACTAATATAGGCAGACCTATAGGAAAGAATTAACAAAGGAAAATAAAAATGGCAGAACAACTCACATTTGAAAACTTCATAATTAAATTAAGAAAAAACATAAGAAATTCTTATCAGCAAGTTGGTGATACAATGGTTGCTGGTGGAGTAAAGAACATGGAAAGTTATAATTTCATGTTAGGTCAAGCACATGCTTACCAAATAATAGATCAGGAAATATCCAACCTGCTAAATCCAAAGGAGGATAAAAATGGAAAACAACAAGACAATACTAACGTC